ATAAGTAGCTCCTGTGATAGTACCGTTGTTGCCATTGCCTGATGTGTCGATAGCTGTTGTGCCAGATGCTTCGTTGAAGAGATATTCTGCTACGAGACCATCACGAGGTACAATGTCATTGAAGTAGAGGTCTGATACCTCTTGGGCTGTAAGAGCTCGTGACCAAGTCCTAAATTCGTCAACTACTCCCTTAAAATCATTGTTTACAGTACTGATTGTAGTTTGTCCTCCAATAGCCATACCATTGTCAGTACCAGCACCTCCATAGTTCGCACTGACTTTCGATTGGAGTCCACCATTTAAGTATAGGTTTACTCCATTAGTACCCTCATTTAAACTTGTTCCGTCATAAACAATTGCGACTTGGTACCACTTTCTTTTTGAGAGTATAGGAGAACCAAATCTACCTCGATAGACATTCGGTACTCCGGCGGTGAAAAAAGCTCCTTCTATTCTTGATGAGGAATTTCTCCAACCGAAATGAAAATTAGAGTCAGTACTATTTAGCATATTAGCAAATATTGGCCCATCTCCATCTTCATTACTTTTTAGCCAAAAACTGATGGTTATCGGATTATTAATAACTAAGTGAGTTAATGCTGTTCCACGCACAATATCATCAGCCCCATCAAAACTCAACGCTGTTCCCATATCTCTTACCCTTACTCTGTTGGAGGCGGCGGTTCTATTTGATGCCTTTGGTACAGATGTATATAAAACTGGGGTAACAATAGCTTGTAGACTCGGATCTACTTCTCCATCTGCTGTATCTGGTCCATTAGAAGAGTAATAGATATTATTCTCCCCAGGTTCTAATGTTAAAGGATTAGACCTTAAGGCGAAGGTATCAATCACCGTTCCATCAGACCAGCCATCTGTAGTAGGAGCTGTGACTGATAGACTTTGAGTAGCTGTAGATACTGTGAAGTTAGTGGTGTTTTTAGAGTAGAGGGTTGAGAAGTACCAATCATACTGTGCATCTAAAGCACTCCAAACACTTCCGTTATAGTGTTTTATTCCACCAGATGTATAAGGGTTTGAGTTATTACTTATTCTTATTGTTCTATAATTTGAAGAATCACCCTGTGCAGAAGGTGTAGCAATCATCCAATAAGTTCCAGCTGTTAATGTTTCTGTGAGGTTTATTGTATAATCAGCGTTATTTGAGGCATCCCATTGAGCGGCAGTTACTGTGGTTGGTGTTCCTAAATTAGTTCCACTTGGTGACCCAGCATTATCAGCTTGTAACGACATAACAACATCAAAGGTTGGTGAACCTGTATTTGCACCAGGTCTAAAGGTAAAACCTGTAAATTGTTTTTTTGTTATTACTATACTTTGTGCCTCAATTCTATTATTTCCGTTGTTTCCAAGTACTGTAGTTCCTGAATTACTTGTCACCTGACTCTGGTCTATATTATCTGTACTACTTACAGCTGTTACTTTAGGATAGAATTGAGCTGGAGAAGAAGATGAGTTAGTGATAGTGGAGACTTCTTTAAAGTCACAGTTTAACCAATCTACATACATAGAAGCTGTAAGATTTCCAGCACCTACTTCTTTTGCTTGAAAGTTAATAGAAATAAAATTTGTACTAGCATTTGTTGTAAAGGTTAAGGTATATGTCTTTAATATATTTTTGTCTGCATTTGCTAGAGTAACAGAAGTTTCAAAACTAAAGTTACTTCCATTAGTTGTCGTACCATCTGATTTAAATTCTTTTATAGCTATAGTCAACTTTCTTCCATCACCAGAAGAAACAATATCATCAGTAAATTCAGCTGGAACACTGAAGGTGTATGAAGTAGAGGGTTTTACTACTATTCCATTTCTAAATAAAGAAACTACGGATGCTGGAACAACTGTTCCCTGACTTATTGGAAGTGTTGAAATTGTGCCACCACGTGCATTGCCATCATCTGCTCTATTAGTACCAGAAACATAGAGAAAATTTCTACCATATCTTGGCGTAAATTTACAAGAAAAATCAGATGTATTATCTCTGTTTCCATACCACCCATACTTCTCATCTTCTATCCACCCACTTGTAGTCCTAGCTATATCTCCAGTAGCAGAGTCTATAACTCTTTCTACTCCACCCTTAAGAGAAATGGCGGCTTGAGTTTCATAATGTTTTAAATTCGTCCTAGCTGTTCTAGACATAGTTTATTTATTTAGCTAGTAAAACTATCTGTAGGAAATGGTTACATCTGCTGTTCCTCCAATTGTAGCGTATAGTCCTGTTCCAAAAGTCATTCCAAATAGCGGAATCCATCTTTCACCTGCGGCAAAAGTAATTGTGTTACATAGCACAGTTGTTGCTGCTGATGTGTTGTCCCACAGTTTTATAGTTCCTGATGAGTGTGAGTTGATAATAATTCCATAAACTTGTCCTGCTCCTGTTTTAACTAGAGCTGAGGCTGATATATTTGCGTAACTACTTTTTGGATATACAGTGATACTATCATCTGTATCATTAAGTGCTTGTTCTAACTCTATGACCCCTACTGGTTGGACTCCTGTTGTGTAAACTTGATCTGACATATATTAATTATTAATTCTTCTAATATATCCATTATAGCACAAAACTTATGGCAAGTGAATTTGCCATTCTTTAGTCTCATAATCGTTTAATATCTTGTTTACTTCTTGGGGATTATATTTAGGGCGAAATGGGTGTTCAATAATAGCATCGTGATCTAAAGCTATAGCAGGATTGTATCTAACATTCTTGAATTTATAGCCTTTTAGAAAGGCACGTTTCCCGACAGAGACGTTATCAAACGACCACCACTGGTCTAGCCTTTCATCAAATCCTCCTATTTCTAGCAGTATTTTCTTAGGAATTGCTCCCCAATCTAGTTCACATCTAGTCCAATCACATTCGTCAGTGTGATCTCTCCAGTCCCAGGCTGGGGTTTCGTCAGCGAAACTCTTTACTTTCCCAACAGGGGCTGTAAATAAGGTGTTTTTGTCTTGTTGATATTCCTCCCAGAACTTCCTTAATCCATCTGGGGGTATCTTAATAAAGTCCTGGTAGAAGACAATGAGTTCACCTTTCGCTCTACGAATCATCTTATTAAATGCTTCGTTTAGATCGTGTTTTCCTGATACGTTTACTTCCACTAGCCACTCGAACTCTTTGAACCCCTGGCTTAACAGACTCTCCCTCATTACTTGTAGCCCCTCTGGACGAATTGTCGGTGTTATCACTGAAATTTTTATTGTGTTCATATATAGCCATTCCATTTTTAGTATTAATAATCTCTACTTCCAAACCAAATTCTTTTGCCGCCCCTAGGGGATCACAAGAAACATTAGAGCCCAGAGTATCGTGGAAATAAACAACTGCATTCTCTGATAATCTTGGCATTAGTTCTCGTAATTCCTCTAGGACGAATTCTTTTTCGTGGAATCCATCTATAAATAAGAAATCTATCGGAGCTATGTCCTTTGGTAAATCTTTCCCTTTGATAAGGTGAAATTTAATAATATCCTTAAACTCCTCGAATTTACAGAAGTTTCCTTCTTGATACCACTCTGGATTCGGATCACAAGTATGTATCATCCCTTTTCCATTTTCCCACAGAGCATGAGCCATATAGAGCGTTGTAAGACCCCTGTGGGTTCCTATCTCGACTACTATTTGTGGTTTTCTTTTCTTAATTTCAGTATAAAGGATCATCTTCTCTGCGATGTCTGTACTGTCATCCTGGGGAACTTCTTGTTTTATTTTTTCTTCAAATTGCATATTGCTTGATTTAAGTTAAACGCGTAATGTTTCCAAGTCCAGTTCTGGAGAACATAATCTCTAGCTCTCTTGGAAAACGTCTGGTAATCTTTCATTATATCATCATAGGCTCGTTTTATCGACTCTGGGTCTGGTTCTGAAACCAGTCCACCTCCTGATGCCTGTATGTATTCGATATTCTTAGGGCTGTCTGACATACAGATAACAGGTATCCCACAAGCCATAGCTTCTAAGGTTGCCCTTTGCCCTCCTCCCCAGAAGTCACTACTCTGGACTAGAACATCTGCTGAATTAACAGCTTTTACTAGTTCTTTACCTTTCAACTCACCTAAAATCTTTGCCCCTAACTCTTTTGAGTAAATAAATGGGTAAGAGTCTTTTTCCTGATTCCTTCCAATCAGGGCGGAGTCTTCCCCAAAAGCTTGAGGAAGTAACCATTGTCTTTTCCAGCTTGCACAAGTTCCATGATGTACTGCTTTGTATTTCTTCTTTACTTTATAAGGTTTGAAAAGGTCGGTGTTTATACCGAAAGCTTTTGTGGTTTCTATTCCAAAGTTAGCGAATTCTTCTCTATTAATTTCTGACTCTATCACAACAGTATCAAAGCCTTCAACCCATTTAGGGTTAATAGGTCCTCCTGCGAAAAGTAAAATTTTAGGGGTTGAGTGATTTTTAACCTTCAGATAGTTCTGAGCATTCTCACCATTTATAGTACAAGGGGCTTCCCAGTAAATTAGGGCGTCATATCCGTCTAAGTCATACTCTGGTTCGAGGTATTCTACTTCGTAAATCTTTTCAAGCTGTTTCATAGCCATAGCAAGACCGTCTTCCCACTTCTCTTTCATATCTTCTAAACCTTGCCAAATGAATGCTATTCTTTTACTTTTCATATATTTGTATTTCTTGTTGGATCCTATTTATCTTCTCTTTAACTGTCGCCTTTTCTTCTAACAGCATTGAATAAATATCTTGTTCAAGTGGATCGATTAATCCTTCTGAATTATATTTTGAAATCTTCTCGTTTATGGTGTTTAGTTTCTTCGAGTATCCATCATGCTCTTTGTAAAACTGGATATACTCACTTAAGAATTCAACCCGATCGACTTGCTTCGACCCAACAGATTTATACAATAAAAAGTCAGGATCTGGGTGTTCCTTGAGATAATCTATAATATCCTTAATCTTCAACGCCCTTTCGGGGTCAGCAAAGTCGTCTCTAGTTATTCCTAGCTTCTCTATGTATTTCCCAGCAAACTCTGGGTCGCCTAATTCTTCTACTCTGTCATTAATTTCCATTTATTTCTTTTATCCACTTATCGCCAATAATACTCCAATCAAAACTTTTTCCAAACTCGACCATTTGTGCTGTGTCACGATTCACCTTAAGTTCTTTTATTATTGTATCAGCAAACTGTTGTATCTGCTCTTCTTTCTCTACACCAAAGGAGAACTGATAAGGCTTGCACCAATCTTCTCCAGTCTTGGATGAGTGTATCTTTATCCCATGCTGTACGCTCTCATCTAGGGCGCCGAAGTCTGTTGAAACCACAAGGCAACCTGCTAATTGTGCCTTCTTCACGCTTATGCAATCAATTTCCGCAAATTCTGTTGGATATAACATAATGTGAGCCTCAGCATACAGATTGGCTATTTCGTGTTGAGGAATCTTTCCCAACTGTTCTACTCCAGCTTCATCCATCTTCTGAACAAGGTCGTTTTTCCATTTCATCATCTTCTGATCTCCTGCATGCGCAGAATCAAAGACATCCCAACCATACGCCCACTGAAATCTAGCTTCTGGGACCTCTTTATTTACCCTTTTAAAGATTTCAGCCGCCGCTTCCATTGATCTATCTGGGGAAGAGGTGTTAATGATTAGGTTTGGGTATTTCTCTGCAGGTTTGAAGTCTGAGGTGTTAATCCCATTAGGAATCACAGCAAATTTCTCATCTGGTACATTTGGGAATAGAGATTTGTGAAATTTAGTCTTAACAAAGATTTTTTTAATCTTCTTTAATCTACTTTCTGTAAATTCTCCAGGAGAGATAACATCGTGGACATCAACATAAATGTTTTTTGCGTTCAAATCATAGTCACACATCTTAGGGCTACGCCATAAAAGCATGTGATTAGTTGCATCCTTGATGTTAAATTCCCAAAAAGGCTTCCATAAAACATTACCTTCTTGAACCCTTTTAGACCCAATATTAGCGTAAACTTCCACATTGTAACCGTTCTTAGCAAGATGTTGAGATAAATGGATGATGGCTTCTTCAGATCCTCCGAAACCTTTTGTCCTAAACAGCTCAGGATTCCACTCGTGTTCTGTAAAACCACAGTAAATAACGAAATCCTTATCACTGCATTCTGTCTTATAGAAGTTTTGATTATAAATAGCACAAACTCCAGGATGAGATCTCTGTTTGATAGGTAGAGAATCTATCTTTGCCTTTAGTTTATCCTTATCTTCGATTTTCTTAAGCTCTTCAATAACACCGAGGATTTTTTGTAATTCTTTGACCTCTTTATCCATCTCTTTAACAAGGGTTTGCATCCTTTCGTTTCTTGGATTGATTTCTAAACACCCTCTTAGTAGTGGTAGAGCCTTGTCAGGGCGGCTTTTCCTGAAGTAAACCTTAGCTAAAAGGTTCATAGGGTTATAGTCATAGTCCCTTGGATTGAAAACAATCATTGAATTATAGACAGGTTTCAAAGCCAATCCATAGAGTAAATATCTCTCAGATTGGTCTAAATTGCCCATATCGAAGAAGAATTGCCCTAGTGATAGGTAAGCATCAGGCCAGCTAGGTTGCATTCCTATACAGGTCTGTAGTTCTCTAACTGCATCTTCTTTCATACCTTTATCGTAATAAATCGAGGACAGTTTCTGTCTTATTAGATACTTTTCTGAGTCAGATTCTGATGTCTTTAAGAATTCGTTGAATATCCCTAACGCCTTGTTGGCTTTTCCACTGCCAATAAGGGCGTTACCGTAGTTAAAGTGATTCCTAGGGTCATTTTTGTCTGCTTCGTATGCTTCTTTAGCTATTTTTTCATTTCTATCCCTAGCTTCTTCTATTCTTTCCTCGTTGGTGAAGTGCATTCTGTCCATATCTGTAGAAAAACCAATAGATACATCACGATTCGCTGTAATATCCTCATGAATTCTTCCTTCCCATTCAAAAGAACCATCATTTCTAACAATCATGGTCTTTTTGTGAGCTACAACAGGTTGTTTATCATCATCAAAGTCGTATAGGTACCAGAAAGCGTAAGCATCTTTGTTCTCCTTAAGTACTACTGGCAGATTTTCTAATCCTCTCCACATGTCGTCTACGTCAGACCACATTATATACTCGTACTCTTTTGGTACTTGTTTAAAGTTAAAGTTTCTGGCAGCGGAAAAGTCATTTATCCATTTGAATTCAGAATAGTGAGCCTTGTATTCAGCACATATCTTTTTAACATGCCCTTCAAACGTTTTGTCGGCTGCTGTAATAAAAATACCATCTACATAGCCCTCTATATTATCTAAAAGCCTTCTCAATAATTTTACATCCTCCTTCTTATCTCTGGTTATTAGTGCTAGTGCAATCATATTAATAATTTGATGTTACTTTAAACTCAGGATATTCAGACATAAACCATTTGGAGTACTCTTTTTCGTCTAACATCTTAAGTTCGTCTTCTATTAAATTACTCATTAATAAGTGGTACAGTTTTTCAGGAATCCTGAATAACTCACGTTTCAAAGCGTGATCTTTATGCCCTACTTCAACTTCGGCAAAGTCTGTTTTTAAATTTTTCCTATAATCTGCAATTTGAGTTATTACTAAACGATATTCATCACGAAAAGACTGCTTGTATAGGGAAACAGCGTTTCGGACTTTGTTTTTTAATGTATTTGTTATTTCCATAATTAGATTAGTTACTGAGAGATTGTCTCGGGGACATCAATCTCTAAATATCCCCGAGCAACAACTAACTATTTCAAGAATCCGCTTGTAAACCAGTTACTGTCTTGGTTATTAACTTCTACAGTTAATGATCCATAAACAGCTTTTGGTGTATAAGCACCTCCTCTAGATAGTTCAGAATCAACCATTGGTTTATCAAGATAAGCCAATTTTAGTTTATTCTTATTCACAGCTAGAACTCTAGCAGTAGCATCAGCTGATTGCTGAATATATCTATGTTTGTGAATAGTTAAAGTACCGAAAGCAGTTTCATAAGTTGAAACAGTTCTTACGATAGTTGAAATTCCAGGAGCATTTACTACAACGTTAGATTTTTGTACAAATCCATCAATTGTAGATCTCAAAGAACTTCCTACGAATAAATCACGAGCAACATCACCATTTGAGTTTTCCCAGTTAGCTGACATCAAACCATCAAGGATTGAAGCAGAGAATACTGTACCAGATGTGTGAGCTGTAGTGTTTGTTGACTTAGAAATAGCTTGGATAATACCAGCCATTTTAGCAACAGTTCCTGAAGCACCAGATACTAATGAAGAACGAACAATGTCGAATTCAGCAGCATTTCCCCATTCCATCATAGCTTTAGAAAGTTGTCTTTCTAATTCGTTTTTACCATGATAGTGTTGAACAGCTTGCTGTTTTCTTGTGACTCGCAAAGGAATCGCAATTTCTTCTACAATGTTTGTTAATCGTGTTGGTGTACTTCTTTGTAGGTAAGTGTAGTCAGCACCTTGTTGTACAGCTTGAGACCCTGCGGCAGCAAGTGTATCTACTAGGAAAGAGTGAACTTCGTCAATCGCTTTAGTTTTACCTAAAGTAGACAAAAGTTGATTCTCTTCCGCTGTAAGAATTTCCACCATATTCAAGACAACGTCCTCTTTTCGAGCTACGTCACCATATGTTTGTAATACTTTATCGACAGCCATGTTATTAATTTATTAAGTTTATAAAGCCCTACGCGTCAAACCCGTAAGCCTCCATAACAGCTCTAGCTCCTTCTGCAGCTGCATCATCTTGACGCCCTGCTTGTTGAAGTTCACTGACCTTAGAGGTCCTACCTTGGGCGGAAGCCAAACGGGGATTTGGTTCCATTACTGACCTTTTAGACTCAGACTCCTCGAACTTTACAGCTCTTTCGTAAAGCCTGCTATATGATTCATCTTTAGCTGCTTCAGCAAAAGTAATATTCTTACTCTTCGCTATAGCTTCCAAAATTTCTTTGTTTTGACTGTGTTGAGGATTATCCCTTAGGAATAATGCGTCTTCAAAATCTTCCTTAGTCATATAACCGCTTTTCTTTAGTTCAGCTGCTGCCTTTTGAGTAGCATCTTCACTCTTCTTCCCTACGAAACTAAAAGTGTCTTTCAACGCCTTTAGCGCAGTTTCCTTATCTTGGAAATTCTTTCCCAAATGAGAATTAATTTCTGATAATGTCATCGCTTCGTTGTTCTCAGCACCTTCGGCTTGAGCTTGTTGGTCCTGAGAATTGTATTGTTCTTGGTTTTCAACAGCTCCTTCGCCGCCCACTTGGGGTAAGGTGTCTGGAGTAATGTTTTCTTTATCCATATTATAAAAAGTCTTATTCTGCTAAAACGGTATCCTTGATAGAATACCTGCCCAGAGGCCCATAGGGCCCTAAGGTAGGAACTCTACTCTTCTCTAAGGATGTATGATTTTTCCTTCAGCGAATCATTAACATCATTAGCTAAGTATTGCTCTACTTTCCCTTCTACTTCCTTAACCCATCTAACGAGTTCTTCTACTATCCCTCGCCTGGTCTTTATATCTAGAATGATCTGCTCTGGGGTCAAGGTCCCTTCAAGATTCATTATAGATTGCATATCATTAATCTTCTCCATTAGTAGACCTTTAACAAATGTCCATTCTTCAGATTCTACGAACCTGACCAACTTGTTGTTTTCTTTTATAAATTCTCTCCTGTCTTTATCCATGTTTATATTATACACCTAAACTTGCTTGATTGCTAAAATCTCTTGCAGGCTTTTCAGTCATTTGCCCCTGTGGTGGGAGCTCTTGTCTGCTTTCTCTCGCCTTGTATGACATCTCTGGAGGATAAGGTAATCCCATAGTGTCAAAGATTTGTCTGACAACTGGCATTCTTAAATCTTCAGGTAATAGGTTCGCACCCATTACTAACTTATCTACTGTAGAACCAACATCAAGAGCTTCGTTTGAAGCATAGACCATACAATCTGTTTGGTCAGCTAATATCTTTGTTAGGTTTTCAATAAAGATTTCAGGTCGAGATCTTAATTGTTCCTTAACTTCTGCCAAAGCAATCTGTAATTGTTCTGGAGCTAAGAATAGACCTGCTTCTTTAATTCCTTCTTGGTATTGATTGACATAGTAATATCCGATCCTATCTAAAATCTCGTCTATATTTTCATCCTTATTAAGGATTCTGATAATATCTCCACTACTTGCGTTATCTACTATTGCTTTCACAAGGTGTCTATTCATCGCTCTTTCTACAAAGAATCCACTTCGTTCCTTAATCTTTGTGAAAGCGTTCTTAGATGAACTAGCCTGTAGTGAAGCGTTTGTTGCAGTAGTTGAGGCTGGCATTCTTTCACCAGTAATGGTTTCAAATGTCCTTGTGATTCTCTTAGCAATATCCCTAATCACTCCTTCGTCTGTATAGGAAGCTTGAGATGCTTCTTGCATAACTAGCTGTTCGATGTCGTCCATTGATTGAACGAGCACAGCTCCATTAGAACCAAGCTTTTGAATTGATTGTGGTGTAATGTTTGCTCCTCTTTTGATCTTAAATAGACCTAGTTGAGAAACATAGCTCCTATTTATTCGGATGTTAATAATGATGTTAATCCAAAGTTGTAGCATCATTACTTGTTCGACAGGTCCCCTTCCATCCCATCTTCCTGGAACTTTCATAGCCCAATCTTCTTCGTAAGGCTTAATAATGTTTCCTTCCTTGTCAGTAGTATCGTTCTTCTCTATCAGGTGGCATTTTGGTGATCCTGCTTCTAAACCAGAGACAACAATGTGCCCATCTACTTCTTCAGTGTCCTTTCTATCACCAGTAATAAGATATTCAGGTATCTTGCCCCAAGTTTCCCAAACATCAACATGCTTTGAGTTTCCCCCATGACCTGATTTAAGCATCTCAGCATCAAAAACAGGTAAACCTTCTTCTGCTCTGACACCACTAGTATTCTTCCAGCCGTCCATTCCTTTAATTTCGTCAGCGAACATCAAGGATCTTTCGGTTACCCTGTACGCCGCCTGAATAGATTCTGCTGTTGGATCTATATAAAAGTTAAGTCTGTGAACTAATTTCCTTTTAACCCTATTCTTTCCTTTGATTTTTCTTTTAATAAACTTCCAAATAGCTGTTCCAGTTATAGATTTCTGGAAAGCTGAGTCGTCTAGATCCTGACCAAAGTAGGTTTCCTGCAGTTCTGTTTTTACTAACTGTCTTGTTAGTTGTGTTACTGCATAAGAACCTCCTGGTTTGGTTATAAAATTGATGTCTGCCAAGTCTAGATCAGCATTATCTGTCCACGCATTTGCAACTTCTTCTGATAAAGGATACCAAATTTTATCTCGTCCTGTGACTGGGTCTATTGGGTCATCGAATACGCCCCAATAATTTTTGGTACACACCCTTACTAAATCCCTTATTCTAAACGCCACCTTGTCTGTTATATAAATAACGGAGTTTTCCCAAGTAGATCTTTCGTTATCTACAAGATTAATAGCCTCTTGGGTTAGCCAGTTATCTTTAACTTCTTTTTTTGATTTTGATTTGTACGCCATATATCTATTATACATTAATTGTACCTTGCTGAGTATAGTCCAAACTCAATTTCGTCTTCTTCTTGGACAGGATTGCTCTGATTGTACACTGCTAAAGCGAGCGAAAAGACTCTATCGTCATGTACTCCTTCAGGAACAGTAACCTTTGGGCGCCTGTTTTCTCCTATCTCCCATCTAAAAGCTTCTAGTTCTGCGATTAGCCCTTCATCATTTGGAATCTTAATTTTCCTATTTTCTATGAGGATAGCCAAGTGTTTTAAGACATCGACTCTATTCTTTTCACTGAACTTAATAGCGGAATTGTCATCTATATTCAGTCCTTTCTCTCTTAAATTATCCACAACAGGATCTCCCACACCAGTCGAGTCGATGAAGATCTTCCCATTCCCGTATCTCCTAGCCATCGCTTCGATCCTGGACTCTTGGGTCGGCCAGTCGACATTGTTAAATCTATCCTGCGGGTAGACTACGAAAGTGTTTAGATTAAAGGGCGTAATCACTGTGTAGTCATTGTACTTAGCAAGGTCAACACCGATCTGGAAGAATCCATCCCAATCAAGGGGCATTCTCGAATCATAAGTAAGCTCTCTAACGCCTCTAAAGAATTGTGAAGCCCCATCTAGGAAGGCACATTCATACTCCTGCTGGAATAAGGCAAGAGGAGTTTCCTTTCGAATCTGTTTTATTTCCTCATCTTTAAAGACAATAGTATCGTGTATCCCTTTTACAGACCAGTACCAGTCGTGGGGATTTTCTTTGGCTATCTGCAAAAGCTTCCAAGAGTGGTTTTTACCTTTTGGGGTGTATATAAAAGTGGCAGTTCCTTTGTTTTCTCGTAGCACTGGCTGTATAATAGCTGTCCACATCTCCTCAGACATTTCAGAATACTCATCAAAGACAACATCTATAGGGTTAATACCACGGTGGCTGTCTGGATTTTCACAACCAATAAATCTGTGGATAGAGCCATTCTTATAGTAGATAGTAAGATCGTTAGCGTTCTTTCTTAGAATCACTTCTTCAGGCAAGTGCTCTTTAAGAAGTGTGTCCCAGATAACGTTTTTAGCGGCCCTGTATGTAGGTAGTATGTAACAGTACACTCCTTTATACTGTAAGGCCTTTTTTATTTGCTCGTTTAGGACGGTCTTCGATTTCCCCGATCTTCGGTGCCACACTGCTATCTTGAATCGTTGTTTCGCTGCTAGAAAGTCCAGTTGGTAGTCCCTCGGTGTATATTGGTAGGGAATCGTTATTGTTTTCAGTTTCGATTTCTCTTGCTGAGCTGTATTCGTTGAGTTGTTCTTTTCCATATTCTACTATTTGTAAGTTAAAGTTATGATCTGAAGTACTTTTTTGAGTACTTTTACCAAATGCTCTGTCTAATAATGAATCTATAGCCTTATTGTCGGGCTTTTCTGTTGTAATATAACAGTACTCTCCTTCTAATTCGCCATCTAGGAAGGCCTTAATCCGCTTGGCGTCAGCCACCAAGAGATGCTCAGGTCTTCTCCTCCCGCCAACATTACGCATTTTGATCTCATAAAGGTAGGCATTTCCTTGAGCTAGGGTTAATTGGGCATTAAGTAAAGCGTCAACATTCTTCAACACGCGCTCTTTAATGGATTTTTCCTTCTTGTCCGCTTTCTTCGTAAGTAAATTAGAAGATCCCCTAGGGCGGCCAGCGTTGCGACGGACACCGCCATGGGAGGTTTCATAAGGCTTTACACCTTTGAACTCTAGTTCCTCCTTTATTGTTTGGACATCCCTTAATTTTCTTTCTTGATGAGTAAGCATGTTATTTGTAATAAACCTTATTTGTAATAAATTTTATCTATTTTATCCATAAAAAGAACCCATTCTTTATCCAGTTTAGAGATTTTTAAGAATTCAGCCAACTCGTCCTTACACCAAAGGTTTCTAGGTATCTTAATACCCGCGGCCCTTTTCGACCAAAGTACTAGGAGATCATTAAGAGCATGCTTATCCGCAATAATCTCTTTCAACTTTTCTGGGATATTTACAGATGAAGCAAGCTTGTCTGCAATATATTTAGATCTATTCACATTAAGTAATTCACATTCCTTATCTATTTTATTAAGCTGTTCTTCATTTAATGACACTAGTATTTTTTTCATATTGTATATTTTATATGATGATTATACCATAGTGGATATCCAGATGCTAGATATTTATATGCTATATCCCAGAGATATCCATTGGATATCCATAAGATATCTTTCATTATATGTTGATAAATAAGGTTATTATGAATATTTTATTTGTTTTTTATTTTTTGTTGGATATCCGTAGATATCCTTTGTCTGACACTCTTCCAAAATGGACACCTTTGAAAAGTTCTGTTTTTTTGGTGTATGAGGTACCCAGCCGCCCTTCGTCACCCTCCAACCGTCCCCTCCACCCTACCTATAACAGCCATTATATCCTTATTTATCAACATATATTTTTAAAACTTTTTAATAGGCCTTGTTTGTGTGTGTGTTTGGTTGGTGAGTAATCTTATCGAAACCATTTAATATAACAATAACCAAAACTAAACTCTATCTCTATATATGTGTTAACAATAACAGGCGGCGCGTTCTTGTTGATATATAACAGTTTTTCAAGCTATCAATCTTATCTATTCTATACGGTGTAATAGTTTTATGACCAAAAGGCGCGAATTTCCAGCATTTTTATTGATATCTTTTTAACAGCTAAAACAAGGCAAATTTAATTTATATTTTGATTATTCCTTAAAGTTTCGCTGGCGAAAGCAAATTATTGTATATCTTTTGAGTTATCCACAGTTTTAGTTAATAACTGCTTGCAATAGGTATATAATATGATATATTTAATCATATAGCAATTATATAACAAAAGCTATAAAAACATTATGAATATATATAAAAACAAGTTAACAGGATTACAGGAAATTATTATTAACATAAATAATAGAAAGTTTTTAATTAAAGGTTATACACGAAAAGAATTATTAAAAACAGCGTTTAGATATTTAGCAGTTATAAAATAAATAATATGAAAATCATTACATATAGCAAAATCGGATATAATGCACCAAGCAACGCGAACTGGAATTATGGAATTTGGAAAATCGATTTAATAGATACTGAAAAGGATTATTGTATAAGTTATACAGTTAGAGAAACTTTCGGCGGTGAGAGCAGATTTAGAAGTCGCTGGTCAAATGCTGGATTACCTATCATACAAACAAAAGGCGTTTATACAGCAACAGGCCTACAAAAGATAACAGGGATTAGCAAAATGTTAGATATTGAAAGCGAGGAGTTTAACAAAGAGATAGTAGAATTTATAAGATAATAATATGAACATAAAAATGTATTTAGATTATGTTAATAATTTCTTAACTGTTGCAAAATTTGCAGAACATTATCAGATTACAGAAAAGAAAGCGATTGAAATAATCAACAAAGGGAAACAAGAACATTATAGAGGTTCGGGCGTTTTGGGAAATGAGCCCGTTTATTAATTCTTACATATCAAGCATAATTATAAATTGTGCTTGCTATTGTGAGAGTTAACCAACTCACAGCAAAAATATATGCACATATCAGATCAACTTAACAAGTATAAAGGCCTATCAATGCAACAATTTAATCATATCAAGGCAAATGATATTCAAGATTTTGAATTGATAGGCGATTTAGCAGATGAAAACAACGATATAGTTACTTATATCAATGACAAGGGCGAAAAAATAGCAGTGTTTATAAATGGTGAGATAACAAAATAATAAAATGATTTACGCAGACTTATTAAAAATAACAACAGAAGAAGAAGCAAGGCAATACGCTATTGATTGGCAATTAAAACAATCCAACGGGGGGATATTTTACAGCGAGCTGGCAGAACAACAAGAGATATTGCAAGAACTAGCCGAGAGGTTTGACCTAGTGGAAGAGTTTACTGAAAACGGGATTATTTAACGCTTGGATAGACCACACTAACAACAAGCGTTAGTGTGGTTTATTCCCGACATTAACAACGGGAAAGAGAAGCGGGAAAGTGATTGATTTTAGATAGCATTTGTGCTATATTAAATCACGGTCGACATTATTAAAATTAACAATAAAAAATATATGTGGAAAATATTATATAGAAAAGAAATTGGAACGGGAGAGGTTATTGTTATTGAAAAAAATATCTTAACAGCTATTGAACGATACCAAGAGGATTTTCAATTTCCTATTATCAGCGTCAATGAAGCAACGGATATTGATATTTTAAATTAAATTTATGTCAAGAAGCAAAAGACTAACAAGGGATGAAATATTATCTATCCCGCCATTGTTAGAGGAGGGTTATACTTATGAGCAGATAGGCGCGAAGTTTGGAGTTACTAAACTTTCAATAGCAAGGTGGGTTAGTAAACTGAAATTTTACGGGTATGAAGTGCCAAAGATTAAAAGAGGGCGACCGACAATGCTATAATAAAACAATTATGATTAAATTATTAAAATACAAAAGCAATCAAAAGGAAAAAACAGCTTTTTACTGCTCAGATTATGGGAAGTTTGATTTTGAGCTTTATCACAGTTTTAAATCAACACCATACACTAATCCGCCAGAGTGGTTTGAAACTCTTAAATGGGGAGCAGGGAAAGGCGTAGAAATGGCAATGTTAGACATACTTAAAGAGAATGGGATTACAGGCCAAGAGTATATCCAAGAAGAAAATGGGCGCGTGGATTTTGTTAGACAAGGAGTTACTATTCACGGATATATAGACGCGATGACAACTGGCGACAAGGTTAATAGTTTCGGGTTAAAGGCTGGTTGTCCAATCGAGATAAAATCTATTAACAACAAAAATGCTTTTGACATTAAGAATTATGACAATGGAGAACCAAGAGAAAACTATGTCGCGCAGTTATCTATCTATATGGATAGTTTGGGCGTGGATACTGGTTACTTGTTTGTTTCAAGTATAGACGGGTTAAATACTTACTGGTTTGAATGCAAGCTTATCAAAGACAAAGTTTATAAGTGTGGCAAGGTGGAAATTGACCTTGATGTCGAATATAAACGCTGGAAAAATGTCTTTGAGAATTATATTCAAAAGGACATAGAGCCAGAAATTGATGTCCGTTATAAGATTCCAGTCAAAGACATTGTATGGGACAAGGTTTCAAAAGGAGATATTGGGAAAGCTAGAAATGGCCACAAGGTTATAGGGGACGCGGACAGCTGGAAAATACAATACTCAAATTGGAAAGACCTTATCTTAAAGAAGCAAGGAGTAACAGCAGGATACACAGACGCGGAGGTAGCTATTATTAACGAGCTAACAAGGGGATACACAACATGGAAATAATATTAAGAATATTAGGGTTAATAAAATAAAAATTATGCGAAAACGCGACAAAGAAGTGATGAGTGCAATGATTGTAAAGGTTTTGAACAATCATTTTGAGATCAAGATGCTGAAAGAAAAGTTAAGTGGAAAGATAGCCAAAGAGCAAGAGTTAGAAAGTACTGTATATCTTTTAGAAAAGAGGTTGGGCGCGCTGATTGATTACTTAAAAGTAGATTTCAAGGTTATACCAGCGAAACCTATGCAGATTATCAAAGGCGAGCCAGAGAGGGTTAAAGCGATTAAAAAAATAATAAGAAAATAATATGTCAACATTTAATTTAGATAATTGGGGGGATGATGAAGTGGTTACATCAAAGGAAAGTGATTTCTTTAAATTACCAGTTGGGGATGTCAAAGTTAGAATCTTAACAGACTTTCACAAAGTAAAGAATGTTTGGGAGGGCGAATATCCTAACTCTAAACCACTTGGACTGTTACAAAAAGGACAGAAGATCAAAGACGGTCAAAGTGTAAAGACAGCAGGTTGGGCTTGGGTTATTGTTAGAGGTGATGTCGATCAGATGAAAATAGTTACTTTTCCTATCAGTATTATAGCGAAAGTAGCTAACTTGAAGAAAGATGATGAGTATACTTGGGACGAAATGCCTATGCCGTACGACATTACTATCCACAACACAGGAGAAGGCGGCGACAGATATTCAATCACACCTTCTAGGACTAACGCGTCATTAACAGAATTTGAACAAAAACAACTAGAAGAAAAGACACCTATTGAAGAAATTGTTCAGAAGATTATGGATAAACAGAGTGGAAAGATTGAAGAATCACAAGAATTGGAATATCCAGAATCTAACGGTGATCCACTTATCTAATGTTCGGGCTATTTTTATTGGGCGCGGGTGCAGTGATAGGAGGTGTTATTGCTGGACCTATTGGAAGTTTGCTTGGAATTATCATAATACTTATGTTATTTGGGAATAGGTCTTTATAGATAGTTTCGCTGGCGAAACACTACTTGCGGGTAGTGTTCTGGGAGCTCTGCCTGAGTTCCCAGAGCATTATCCACAGGTTATCCACAGGTTGAGGTGCGTGGATTGAGTCGATGTGAGATAATAGAATATTATCAGTTAATTAAATTATTATGAGATTATTCGATAAGCCAATAGCTTTTAACAGAGAATTTGTTGAATTAACAGGGTCAATTAATGGTGCTTTATTTTTATCGCAAGCGTGTTACTGGTCATACCGAACGACTTTAGAGGACAAATGGTTCTGGAAAACACACGAACAGTGGGAAAAAGAAACTGGTTTAACAAGGAGAGAATTAGAATCAGCAAGAAAATCAGCTTATAAATATTTCAATTATGAGTTGAGAGGAATTCCAGGAAAGGGTTTCTACCAAGTTAAATGGGATCAAATTTATGAAGATTTAGGAATAATTTTGGCAGACAACGTTGGCGGAAAACGCCATACTGTGATGGCGGAAAACGCCAAACATTCTATTACAGAGAATACAACAGAGAATACCCTTAAGCTTTCATTAAAAAATGAAAGCGAAGGAGATAACATTTTAGATACCAACTTAGATACCAATTTAGAAATAAATCCTCTTATTGGTTTCCCTTTACCAGCAGGGTGGGAGTTCATAGATTATGGTTACGATAGTGACGACTCACACAACTTCAAAGTGGTAGATCAATGGGGAGATACCGTATCACGCTCTAAAATGAAGCAGGAGAGAGAAAAGTATCAAAATGAGTCAAAGCCTAAGGTTGCACCTAAACGTTCAATACAGGTCAATTTTGAGCCTTATACGGGCATATGGGAGTCTTATCCAGACTTGAAGTCGACAGGAATCAAGAGTTGTCCAAATCCTAGTGCTAAAAATGAGATGTTACCACCAATTAGGAGGATGACACCAGATCTGATCTCAGTTGTTGGTAAAACAGTCAAAAAGTATCCTGATATAGACACTTGGCAGTATGCAATCAAGGAATATTGTAAAGAAATTATGAACAGGATACCAGATCAGAAGGGTTATTACTTACACAGAATGTCTTTCTTTGATTTTTTGAACCAAAAGAACGGATTTGCTAAGTTTGTAAACAAATAATATGATTAGTCCTTATGTTACATCAAGGAGAGTTAGAAGGAACAAGCACGAAGTTATGAATATTATAAGTTACATCGGGATAAAGAAAGATGAGTGCAGGTTTCTAGAAGCAGATGGATTGGTTATAGGTTATATGCCAATTACAGAGAATGCCTTTATTAGGATAAATAATTATAAAAAACAATATGAGCAATATCAAAGACGAGTTAATAAGAAGAAATGAGAATTTTGATGATAGGGAGTATGATTTACAGACAACGAATCTCATCAGAACTGATGTGAGCAGGGATGGAGTTGAGGTAGAAGTTTATGAATGTGAAAATAGATGTGGGCGATGGATGGAGTACAAAGTATTATCAATTTAATTCAAACATTATGAAAATGGAAATATTGAGAAAAGATCTTGGATTACAATTAACTGAGCTAAGAACACAAAGACATATGTCCCAAGAAGAGTTAGCTCTAAAGTCAGGGTTATGTCAATCAGTTATCTGTGACATAGAGCGTGGTCGAAGAAATCCTGGGATCAAAATATTACACCAATTGGCAGAAGGATTAGGATCACAATTATTAATTTATTTTTCAAAGTAAAAGTAATGAGAAGTGCTGATGGGGGAATAGGACTGTATATAGTTATGGCGTATACCACTAGTGAAAACCATGATGAATGTCCCGAGACTCCCCACCAGCACTTCTCAATCGGTTACAAAAATTAACCAGTTAACAAAATAAACTATGAAATACTCATTAACAAAAAATACAAAAAAATGCTTTGGTACAACATTATTTCAAATTAAGGCAAAAATATCCTTTGGTTCAGTCTCAAAGGGAGATTTGGGAGGATATATAGAAAAGGAAGAAAACTTATCACAAGAAGGTAATGCTTGGGTGTGTGGTAACGCTTGGGTGTATGGTGACGCTAGGGTGTGTGGTAACGCTTGGGTGTATGGTAACGCTAGGGTGTATGGTGACGCTAGGGTGTATGGTAACGCTTGGGTGTATGGTGACGCTATGGTGTCTGCAAAAGCAAACTTTACAAAAGGTGAATTTATTGGAGGAGATGATTCAGGAAAGATTACTGATATTACAAAACAAACAGGTTCAGATTTTTGGAAAAATCAGTATGTGTTAGGAGATTATGAAATCACACCGATTGAAGAAGAAAAAAGCTTATCAGGGCAAGAGGTTTCGGTTACAATTGGAGATAAAACTTACAAGGCGATTATAAAATAGTAAAATAAAATGAAATACCCAAGATTTAACAAAAAACAACTAGACGAATTTAATAAGAAAAGATTTGATGGTTTATACGCTGTAATCAAGAAACAAATTTCTTTTGACAATAAAGAGAATGAATTAAACTTAACAAAAGGCGATATAGAAATATTGGCTTGGAATAGTGCCGTATTAATTATTAGTAGACCTTACTAGGAGTAACCAGTAAAAACTATGAATAATAAAAAAATATCAGAATACGATAATGAAAAAGACCTAATTGAAAGCTACATAGCTAAGTTAGAAGTAATTGGAGAGGAAGAGCTTATAAACAAGATTAACAAAAAATGGGAAGAAGAATTTGATGAGAAAAAAGAGTTAGAAACTTGGAACGATGGATTCCTTGATGAGCAAGATGTTGATTGGGAAAAAGTTGAATCCTTCATAGACCAAAAAATAACACAGCAGAGGGAGGAGATAGTAAACTGGGCACAGCAAAGATGTGAAGACAATCTAAAAACCTTTGGCACAGATAAATGGAATGGTGATTTAGAAGATTTAATAAAAATAATATGCGAGAAATAAAATTTAGGGCTTGGGATAAATCAGAGAAAAGATATTGGTCGCAAAAAGAGATGAACGAGATCGGTGGATTTTACTATACTTTTGGAGTATCACCACTTAAAAAAGAATTTGATTTACAACAATACACAGGATTAAAAGACAAAAATGGAAAGGAGATTTATGAGGGTGATGTAATGGTTTTAGATGGCCCTATCTTTAGAAGTGGTTTATCCCACTGTATTATTATTGGCAACATTTATGAAAATCCTGAACTAATAAAATAATATGTCAGAAAAGATAATCGGACTCACTTTAGGAACATTAATAACAGGGCTTATGATTTATGGAGCATGGGGATTGGTTGGAGTTATCCCTCATCTATTCTTTATAGCCTTTGGAGCGTTTGTATTATGGGAATTAATAACTTGGATCTTATGAAAATATTATCATTATTTGATGGAATGAGCGTAGCACAACAAGCACTTAAAAACATAGGTGCAGATGTAGAAGTTTATTATGCAAGCGAAATAGATGAGTATGCTATGGCAGTTACACAAAGTAATTTTCCTGATACATTTCAAATGGGTAGTGTTGTTGGTGTAATCGTAGATGATTTAGAACCAATGGATTTATTGATTGGTGGCTCACCTTGCCAAGACCTATCAATTGCCAAGAAAGGTAGAGAGGGTCTATCAGGTTCTCGGTCAGGACTATTTTGGGAGTATGTACGAATCCGAGATGAGGTGAAACCTAAATACTTTATCTTAGAGAATGTAGCAAGTATGCCAAAGGAAGCTAAGGACACTATCTCTGAAGCACTAGGAGTTCAACCTGTAATGATAAATGCAAGTCTTGTGTCGGCTCAAAATCGTAAAAGGCTATTCTGGGTTGGAAAATGGAATGGCGAGAAGTATGAGCAGGTGGAAATACAACAACCAGAGGATAGAGGAATTTTGTTGAAAGATATTTTAGAGAGTG